GGCAGAAGCACTTCCAAGTCGGAAACAGCGATTTCTTTGCCGACCTGATTCTATATTCCATTCCGTTGCACGCATATATCGTGGTAGAATTAAAGGCTACCCCATTCAAACCGGAGTATGCAGGACAACTGAACTTCTACATCAATGTGGTGGATGATAAACTGAGGGGAGAGAATGACAACAAGACTATCGGGTTGTTGCTATGCAAGGGAAAAGACGAAGTTGTGGCACAATACGCATTGACAGGCTATGACCAGCCCATCGGCATCAGCGATTACCAATTGAGCAAAGCGATTCCCGAGAAACTGAAATCAGCGTTGCCCAGCGTGGAAGAAGTGGAAGAAGAACTGGCCTCTTTCCTTGACAAAGACAATAACACTCAAAAATAGTTGCGTCCATGAAAGATGTAATTACAACGCTGATTCCCCGATACGGAGAATTGAACAGAATATATAAAGACTGGTTTGATAATAAAGGTTTCTCTTTTGAAAAGCAGAAATTCATTACCAAGTTCTATCTGGACTACAATGATGTAACGGTTCTTGAAACAGCCATTCTTGAACTGGTGTTTCATCTTCCACAGGAGCAATACACACTGATTCTGAATAGCCTGAAAAAGGAAGTATGCGAAAACATAAGTTATTACAAGAAAGGATGTATGCCGGATGAACAGACCGTTTACAATATCTGCTTCCGAGTTTCAGAAATCTATAAAGAAGCCATAGAAGAACAGCAATACAAGACGACCAAGCTCCATGCTCCGCTAAACGAAGCATACCACCGATACGATTCCATAGGTTATCGGGAACACACTGCAGAGGATGAAAAGCGTGCGGAAATGGAATATGAACGGTGCAAAGATGAATACGAGGAGAAAAAAAACAAGCTGACCGAACTCTACGATCTGCAAAAACAGACCAGAGAGAAAGCCCTGCAATATGCAAAAAGCCGTTTCAATGAAATCTATCGGCTGGGCTGCCACCTCAAAGAGACATTGGCGAAATATGTATTTGATGAAACAAACGAGCCGGAAGAGCCAGCCGAACAAGAACCAAATGCCCCCAACATACAGGAAGAAGTGCTGGGAACGAAACAGACTGAGTATTTCAATGAGGAAGAAACAGATGCTCATAACGTGGATAAATTGACCTGCGGAGGGTAGCAAGCGTTTTGGTATGCCCAAAACACAAACTTGCTACCTTCACATTGGCATTGTCTATAATCCCAAGCCTTTTCCTTTTCTAAGTGGTGTAACCGTTTTCCTAATGGATGAGAACAGCTTGTCGAACTGCTCCTTGAACCATTCGCCAATCACTTGCCCGTTGATAGCAAGCGCAAGTTTAGCTTTGTCTGTTGGGTCTTTCACCACTTGGAAGCCTGCCCTTTCTGTCGTGAACTTCCGCCTGTGTTCCTCCGAATAGAGTTCGCCTTCGTAGAACACCGGCTTGCCGCTGATGAGCGTGGCGGTCTGCCTTTCGTTGAAGCCGACTTTCAGGCAAAACTTCTCCATGTACACCAACTCTTGGAACAGCGGAAACCATTTCTTGGCTTTCTGGATAATGGATTTCAGGAATGACACTTCTTTTTGGTGTTCCGTTTCCTTGTCCGCCATTTCCCTGCGGTGCTGGGCTTGCAGTTCCATAAGCTGGCGGTGGTGTTCCTCCTGCTGCCGCTCCATCTGCTGTTGCAACAACCCGATGCTCTCGTCACGGACGGTAATCTCGCTTTGCAGGGTGCGGTTGTCAGCTTCCAATTCTTTTAGTTTTCCGCTGCCCAAAAGAGAACCGACCTTTGCCACGAATGCCGCTTTCGCCTCGGTCTTGGCGGCTTCCAGCTTCTCCGACTTGATTTCTTTCCGCACTTCGTCAAGCCTGCCGTCGTCCTGCACTCTCGCCATGTCTTCGTGCGTGCCTGAAAGCACGATACGGATTGCCCGTACTTGGTCGGGCGTAATCTTCCGTTTGATGCCTGCCGTGCGGATGCGGTGGCTTATCGCTTCGGTACGGTCTGTCACACTATCAGGAAATTGCACCAGCTCACGGTTGAAATGGGTGCGTGTGGGGTCTGCGTTCTTGGGCGTGGTCTTGCGTTCGATGTGGTCGGATGCGCCCGTGTCAGCCGACCCTTTCGCCTTGTTGATTTGGATGCTGATATATCCCATGTTCGTTTCTTGTTTTTGAGGTCATACAAACTTGTTTGTCGGTGTCCGTCTGCTTGCGGTCATAGCCGCACGGGGCAAACGGGGGTGTCCAGAGGGGTGCAACCCCGCTGGCTCATTGGGGCGTTTTTAGCATTAGCGTCAGCGGTGCGTGAAGGAAACGCCCTAATGAGCTATGGCTTTTTGTTTCCCAAAAGCCTGCGGCGGTGTCGGCGGACATTGGATGCCTTTTTCTTTTAGCCAGCGGTATCGGCTTTCCCTTGTCGGTAGGCAGGGCGGAAGTCCGTCCGACCTGCCTGCGGATGTCAGCACTCACCTCTGTTGCTTCCCCGGCGGACTTGTTGAGGGGTGAAAATCCGATGAATTGATGATTGGACAGCATAACGCTCTGATTGCCATTAGAATAACATTTCATCAGCGTTTCATCAAACCGCTCGCCAAAAGAAAAGTGATGTGTGGGGCTGCATTTGCTTTCTCTTTTCATCAGCCATTTCTTTTTGTTGAGCGTTTGATGAGTATGTAAGTTGCTGTTATTCTTTATGTTTATAGATACTTTCATCATTTCATCAAAATATCAAAGTGTTTCCAACTGCGGTTTGCTTACCGTGTAGTAGCGTCCAATTCTCCTGACAGGTGAATAGCGGCATTCGCGGTTGTAGTCGTATTGGTAGGTGGTGTAGGAAAGCGAATTGGATGCAGGTGTCAGCTTCCAACACTCCTGCACCACTTTCCGAACCTGCGACTTCTCCACCTTGACTTGCGAGCAGACGAGCAACGGGATGATGTCATTGAGGCAAAAAGAAACAGAACTGACACCCACGCTTGCCATGACGTCGAGCAGCAGTTCCGCCATCTCTATCTCCAAACGGTTGCGGTTGCTTCGGATAATCTTCCGCAGGGCTTCCGTTTCCAGCAGCTTCGGGTTGAACCACATGCGGCTTTCCTTTTCGGTGGATAGCTGCCGGTGTTGCAGGAAATGGAGAAAAGCGGGTATCTCCGCTTTCAGTTTTTGCAGGAAGTCGGTATCATCGCTTTGGAGCGGCGCAATCTTCCGCACCCAATAGCGTGTCTCGCCAGCGTCAATGATGACGGGCAGGTGCTCGTTGTTGGAACAAAGCACGAACTTGGCGAAGAAGCCTATCTCGTCACGGTCTTTGCCTTTCGCCTCCACCTTGTAGGATAGCGTGGTGCTGAGGTTCTTCAACCTTTCGCTGTCCTCCCTGCGGTTGAGCAATACCTCGTCCACCATGATGAGCAGCTTGCCCGCCCAGTCGGAATTGAACTGGCTGCGGAAGTCCTCGTTGGTGTTGAACGTCACGTTGTTTTGGAAAACGGCTTTCAGGAAGTTAAGGAACGTGCTTTTGCCCGTGTTCCGTTCTTCGGACACGAGTAGGAGGATGGGCAGCTTTTGGATGGGATAAAGGTAGAGCAACTGCAAATAGTCCATACCCAACTTGTACTGTTCGCCGAAGATGTGTTCCACCAATGAGCGGATACAAGGAAAGTCGCCTTGTCGGGGAACATGGCTTATCGGCTCGTAGAGGTTGAGAAACTTGCCGACTACGGGTTGGTAGCCCATATGGTCGGGTACGGTGCAGAAGCCGTCATACTTCGGGATGCCCGCCATGTAGTCCTTGCCGTAGTCCTGCCGCAGGGTCTCGGAGTTCCATGTGATGCGTTTCCTCACATAACCGCCGTCAATACAGGGCTGGTTCACAATCTTGTAGAGCGTTGTGCCTACTCGGATGAATTCTTCTTTTTTCTCCATGTTTTACAGATTTAGTGCCGCCGACACCTTATCGGCAGGCGGATTGAACATGGGTGCAAAGCTACGGCAGGACGGCTAAAACCTTGATATGTAAAACTATGCGGAACGGCGCAAAAGAACCCGGCAGACAAGAAAATGCAGCGAAACGGGCAATATCAGCCATCAAAAGGCGAAAAGAAAAAGCCCGGAGAAGCGGATATACTCACTTCTTCGGGCTAAGGATGTTGTGTGAATGCACGGGCGTATTGACACGCAACTGCACTCGCTAACACTTACACAATGACTTGCTGCCTAATGGAAACCACAGGACTTGTCTTTCTTTTCGCAAGCACATCCTTTTCAACAGGGCATTGCGCACCCTTGCGGCATTGGGTGTGTTGATACGGAAAGCGAGTGCCACGACCATTGGCAGGGCATAGACTTGCGCATAATAACCGTTAGGCTGACTGATGCGCCTTTCTACCTCGCAAGGTTGCAACACTCCGCTCTTGTACACGGTTCGGATGGCGGCACGGAGTGTCGGGGCTATCACATCGAACAGCGTTACCAATTCCATTTCGTTCATCCACACCTTGTTGGCATCGGACGGCACGGCAACCCTGCTGCACCCGTCCATCGTGATTATTGTCCGTTCCATAGGCTGTGCGTTATATGGCGAAACGTCCGCTTACCTTGCTTTCAAAGGCGGATATGTCGTTTTCAAGTTTAGCGTTGGTCACCTTCGCGTAAATCTGCGTGGTGGTTATGTTCGTATGACCTAAAATCTTGCTTACGCTCTCTATCGGCATACCGTAATTGAGAGCCAAAACTGCGAATGAATGGCGGCTTAAATGGAATGAAATTGGCTTCTCTATCCCGCATTTCTTCGCTACAGCCTTGATGCGTTTGTTCACCGTGTCAAGCGAGCCGATGTGGAACAGCCGCTTGTCCGTCCTGAACGGTTCGTAACGCCTGATTATCTGCATGGGGATGTCCATCAGCTTGATTTGGAACGGCACGCCCGTCTTTTGGCGTTTCGACACAATCCACGGTGTGCCGTTCATCTCCACGATGTTGTCGGCGGTCAGGTTCTTGATGTCCGTGAACGAGATACCCGTCCAACACCCGAAAAGGAACAAGTCCCTTGCCAACGCGAAGTTGGGATTGTCCAGCTTGATTGCGCTTAACGCTTGGATTTCATCCTCCGTGAGAAAGCCACGTTCCTTGTGGTCAGGGTCAACATGGTACAGTGCAAACGGATTTCTCGGTATCTTGCCGTTATAGTGCGCTGTGGTGACGATGTGTTTCAGCGGTATGGAGTATATCCACACGGACGATTGCGCCAGCCCCACTTCGTTGCGCAGGTACAGGCAGTAGTCACGGATGAAGTCCTCCGTCAGTTCGTTCATCGCCATGTCCGTCCGCTTGTATTGCTTCTTTATAAATTCCGCCACGTATTTGCGGACGGTCAGATACTTTTGGTAAGTGCGCTTGGAGCGGTCTTTGCCCACCCGTTTGGCAAACGCCTCGTTCTCCTTGTCAAAGGCACGGAGCAGTGTTTCATACTCCGTGCCGATGCCCTGATAGGCGTTGCGTACCATTTCAGCCGTGACAAACGCCTCACGGTCGGAAAGCCGCTGGTAGTGCTTCGTTATCTGCGCCTTGATGTTGTCAAGCGCATAGTTCACCGCCACCGCCTCGCGGCTCTTGCCTTTCGCCCGGTTGCCTTTGGCATCCCACAAATCCTTGGAGATACGCTGCTTGCAACTGAACTGCGCGATAGTCCCGTTGATTGTAACCCGTCCCATGATGGGGACAATTCCATTCTTTTCCTTGCTTCCGTTTACATAGAAGACGGTCTTGAAAGTACTCCTCATAATCCTTGCTTTTTGTTTGGTGCAAAATTAGTTTACGGGAGTTGTAAAGGCAGAATGTAAACCTACGCAGAACGCAGAAATAGAGACCGTTGGTGTTAAATGTGCATCGGGTGTCGGGTAATGGTTTGAAAGTGCATCTGTTGCTGCAATCCGCCTAAATCCGTTTTTACGTCCTTGTGCCATTCTATGCCACCCGAAGCCAAACCCTCTGACCGTCAGTAAGAATGCTCAAATTCGCTTTATTCTGCGGTTTATCCTATTATTTTCATCTAAAAGATAACAAAATCGTCTTTCAAAGAGGGTATTGGGATAAACTTTCATTCTTGAAGCAACACAATCTTCCAATTGAATAAGTACT